GGGGGGGTACCAGCCAGGCTCCGTCTGTATTGCGAGGAAGGTGCTTATGGGTTCTGGTGGTCGCGCTCGGCGCGCTCGCCCTGCTCAAGCAGGCGCTGGTCTAGATTGGCGATCTTGATGTTGACCTGGTTGGCTTCGTGATACGCAGCGTCGGCCTTGTCGCCCACGCCGGAGATCGCATCGAGCACCTCCTGGTGGACTTCGGCCTCGTGTTGGCGGACTTGCGCGTCACGCTTGTCGCGCGTGATGCCGCGAACCTCGAGCAGCGCCCAGAAGTGGACGCCCAGGAACATCAGCCAAGTCACGACGCCCATTAACTGGCGCAGTAGGTCGAACTCGTGGTTGAAGAGCAAGGCGGTGCGTACCGCCGTGCTGCCCAGGACGAGCGTGTCGACAGCGAAAATGTTCGCGAAGATGGCCATCAGCCGGTGGCCTTCCTTGCCATCGAGCGCGTCCCGCAACGAGACAGCCCTTCTCCACAAGAGGAACAACCCGGCTGTCAATGTCGCGGTGAATACCGCTATGAAGTAGGTCAGCGGGTCCGCGTTTTCCAAGATCTCCTCCGCAGAGCGCGCTCAACAGCAGCCAGCTCGGTCACAAGCTGGCGGTTGCGCTCGAGAACAACCCGGTTCTCCGCGACCGCGTCTCTGACCTCGGGGTCGTGCGTCACGCCCCCGTCTGGCGACGTCTCAAGGTCCGCCCTTCGGAAGAAGTTAGCGATCAAGGACACCCACCTCATGGCTTAGCCCGACGTCCCCCGTCGAAGCTTATCGTTCTCGGCGCGCAACTCGGCGATCGTGTCAAGAGCACGCTGATGAAGCTCGTTGCTCTGCTTGAGAGCCTCGGCGGTGGTCTTGTTGATGGCCAGGAGCGTCTTCTTGTCTTCACGCAGCCCTGCGACCTCCGAGTGCGTGTGGAACTTGCCATCGGCAAGCCACTTCAAGACCAAGAAGAACGCACCGGCCGCGCCCGTAACCAGCAGAAGCTGTAGAACGCTTCCGTCCACCTGGTCCTACTCCTCTATTGTCGTACCCCTGTCGAGCGTTGCTCGCGCAGCCGCTCGATGTCGATAAGCCGCGTGGCACAGTTGGGGCAGTTCATATTCACCGGCTCGGACGGCACCTTCAGGATGGCGTAGTGAGTCGGGGTGCGGTAGCACTTCGGACAGACCAGGGTCCACCCGAACTTACGAGTCGTCTAATGTGTGGGCCATCCCCTGCCTCCGTGCTCAGGCTGGTGGTGCTGGCGGTACTGGCGGGATCACGCCCGCATTGGCCCCCTGGCTGACCGCGCGCTCCGCCGCACGCGCGCCGGAGGTGGTCGACTCGCGGTTGAACACGAAACCCAAGGCGAGGCCGAGCACGAAGGTCACAAGCGCCAGCAGTGACTCGGCGCTGATCTCGGACAGCTTGGCGTAGATCAGCAGGAACGCCCCGATCAGCGCGACCAGCGCGATTGCGTAGGTGAAGGCGAGCCGGATCAGATCGGCATTCATTCAGTACCTCCCTAAGCACGAAGAGACGCAGTCAGGTGGGCCCCGACTGCGTCCGTTCGCAGGTCTTCAGTTGCTCGTGAGTCTACATCATGGCCAGCCCCGAAGACGGGCCTCAGTCGACCTGCTTGTAGCGCAAGCGTGAGCCCGCATAAACGGTCGTGTCGTTGCCGTTGCTCGTGTTCTGCGCCCAGTACAGCCCGAACGCCCCGCCATTGCTGATGTGGAAGCCCGTCACCTTCACGCACCACTTATTCGTCTTGGTGCCGAACGCCGCTGCGTTGTCGTTTTCGGTAAGGGTGCCACCATGTGCTACCGCGCCAGTCGTGGTTTCACCCAGGTAGTGCCAATCCCCACGCGGAGTCGTGTCCTCACCGAATGTAATCTTGATGTCCGGAGTGCCGCCGCCAACGGGCGAGGCATAAATGATGAGCGCCTCAAACTCGTAGACCTTGCCCGAGGTCAGGGCTGGCGTTACCAGTTCGCCATCCACTGCCAGGGTTGTTGTCGTGTTTCGGCTCTCATCGCTGCCCTTCGTGACCGTCGCCCACTCCAGGGCTGCGGCGATAGCCCCAGCCGTAAGCACATGACGCACCGTCGCGCCGCTGCTATGCGAGGCGGCGGCAGTCCCTTCGCTTGCCCGGGTCACGGTGAACGTGGTGCCCGAGACGCCCGTCACGAGCATGATCTCGTCATCTATGCGGATGCGGAAGTTGCCTGCTGTCGGGAATGAGCTGGCGCTGGCCACCGTCAACGACGTGACGGCGTTGTCAATGCCAGATCCAAGCGTGCTCTCGCCGTTGTTGGTGAACCGTTCCACTAATCGCCTCCGAGTTCATGCTGGCCAAGGATGTGATCGCCGAGGAGCCCTGACTCGCCACCGCCCGGGACCTCCGCGTTGAGGGTGAAGCTGCCGCTGACCGTCGCCTTGATGATCGCATCAGCGGTGAAGCCGCCTGGCGGTGGGCCTATGGAGGCGTCGAGTGTGAACGTCGCGCTGACCGTGGCCTTCACCACCGCGTCGACCGTCGCCGTCCCGCTTACCACTGCCAGCACGATTGCATCGGCGGTGAAGCTCGCTGTCGGGGAGCTTGCCGTGCTCACTGGTCCACCCAGTTCGTGACGGCCGAGAGTGTGGTCGCCCAGCAGGCCCGACTCAGCGCCTAGCGGTGTGCTGGCGTCGAGTGTGAAGCTGCCTGTGAGCGTGGCCTTGATCCAGGCATCGAGCACTGGCGTGCCCGCGACCCTGATGACCGAGTTGGCGTCCAGCGTCAGGCTTCCAGCGCCACTCGCGCGGACGATTGCGTCCAGTGTCGGGCTGCCCGCGCCGGAGGCGAGGACGATCGCGTCGAGCGTGAAGGAGGCCGGACCAACCTCGACCTCGGCATCGGCTGTGAAGCTGCCCACGCCTGTCGTCTTGATGATCGCGTTGAGCGTGATGCCGCCGCTCCGAACGACGAGCACGATGGCGTCGAGCTGGAAGGCGGCCTTGATATACGCGTTGAGGGTGGCGCTGCCGGTCTTGATGACCCGCGCGATCGCCCCGAGCGTGAAGCGAGCACCCCAGAACGCCTCGGCGTCGCCGAGTTGCCCCCATAGGTATCGGACCACATCCTCGACGGTCGAGCCCGCGGAGAAGGTGCCAATCCCGCTGGACAGCTCCACCAGCAGCGCGCTTTGGACGCCGAAGTGCATCTCGCGCCGATCGTGGACGGCACGAGAGTTACGCAGCAGGGGAGGGTCGTCCCACGCGTCGTTCCTGGTGTAGGCGTTCAGGAACGTAGCCGAGATGCGCTCGCTCGTCTCGGCTAGGACATAGGCGTCAAGGTAGAGACGCGGGGTGGCAAGGACCCAGGCGTCCATTGCAAAGGCGGCAGCGTTGCCGCCACCAGATGTAACCGCCCAGATGGTCGACGTATCGAACGGGGTGATCTGTAGCGTCCAGCCTAAGCCGTCATTGCTCGCGGCCAGCTTGCCTGAGCCGCCAACCGCGACCCAACGCTCTAGGACCTGGCTGTAGCTCACCCCGTTGATGGCCGAGGTGTCAAAGAAGGAGATCTGTGGAGTCCATGTGACGCCGTCGCTAGACGTGTAGAGCTTCCCCTGAGTGCCCGCGGCGACAAACCCATTGCCGTGCGCGATCGCGAGCGGCCGGGAGGTGGCATCGAAGGCCGTCTGCGGCGTCCAGCTCGTCCCGGTCGTACCCGATGCCAGCTTCTGGGTCCCCGTGCCTGTGCCCGAGATCGTCTTTCCGATTACTGAGATGCCGTTGCCAGCGGCCACGCAAGCGATGGAGTTGTAGCCAGCGGGCGCGGTCCGCTCGGTCCAGGTCGTTCCGTCTGGACTGGTGATGATTGCGCCTTGGACCCCGTAACTCTTTTCGCCAACCGCGATGAAGAGCCCGTTTACCTCGTCATAGGCCAACGCATATAGCGCGTCGCCGTTTGCCCCATCGAGCGGGGTTGATTGCAGTGTCCAGGTCTCTCCATCTGAACTGGTGAAGACCTGCCCGTACCCATCGACGGCGACCCAGGTTGTGCCGTTGTGGGCAAACCCCCACACGTTGTAGGTGGAGCCGATGGTGATCGCTGACCAGTTCTCGCCATCGACTGAACGCGCCGCGGTGTCGTTATTCCCCGCGGCCAGCCATACGCCATACGCCCAGGCGACCGTGTAGATCGCACCAGGAAGTCCCGCCAACTGCTCCAGCCAGATATAGCCATCCTCGGACCCGGCCTGCTTGGCGGCGTCGCCAACGGCGACGAACTTGGGCATTGCCTAGACGACCCAGGCATTGAGAGAGAGGCTGGCCGCTCCGCTGACCCACGCATCGAGTGTGGCTGAGCCACCGGTAACGATAAGAGCCTGGATCGTGAAGCTGCCGGTAGGGGTGCGTTTGACGATGGCGTCGAGTGCCTTGATCCCCCGCCCGCCCTCGTTGACCGAGGTCGTCATTACCCAGGAGTTGAGGTAGAGCACCCGGACCTGGTGATCTCCGCTGGCAAACGCAGCCTGACGGTCCCAAAGCTCGGCCAGGACATAGTGCAGCGGGGTCCCTGCGCCCCAGTGGGCGATCGGCTCCTCGAGCGTGACGTAGAGGTCTGAGTCAGCCCCGAAGTGGTCTCGCGTTCGGTGATGACGATGGCGGCCTGAGATCACCCATGAGCTTAAGGTGAAGCTCGCCACTTATCACCCCGCAGTCCGGCACACGACCCAGATGGTGTCATCTGCGAAGGGCGCCGTGGCGAAGCGAATGATGCCGTTGGCTGGGTCGGCCTCGAGGTACTCAAAGCGTGAACGCTGGAGTAGACCGTTGAGATAGACCTCGGTCGTACCCACGATGTAGCCGAAGGGCAGCGTGAAGTCGATGCGCGAGCCGTTGGGCGCCTCGTTCGGGAAGAAGCCGCCTATCGCACCGGGCTGGCTCGAGGTGGAGGCATTCGAGACAGTCGTCAAGACGGTCTGCGGATCACCGCCACGGGCTCTCAGGAAGCGCCACAGGTAGCGCGTATCGCTGTAGCTGATGCCGAACTCGCCATCGAAGCGAACGTAGGTCTGTGGATCTTCGCCAGGCAGCTCAGACGGCAGGGTGGGGAACGACATGCGCAGCGTGCGCAGTGGCAGCAGCAGCGATAGCGGATGCGCCGCGTCGACGCCGAGCGTGTAGAAGTTCAGCGGCACGATGTTGCCCGGGCGCAGGTGGACCTTGCCGGGGACGTCGTGAGCGAACCAGGTCAGGCTGATCTGCCAGACAGGTTTATTGAGACCCACGTCTTCGCCGTCGAGATCGGTCCCCGTGTCGTAGTTGTCCGCGGAGTATTTCGGCCCGACCGTGATCGCCACCGCCCTCTGGGTGACGGATGCCTGGTCGATGTACGGGTCCTGGCCGAAGTGGATCTCGGCGCGTTGCCAACGACCATACTGCGCGAGCCGGTCGATCGCGTCCTCTTCGGCCCCTATGGGGTAATGGACGCCCTTGATATCAAACGCGTTCGCTGGCGGGTCAGGGAAGCGTGCAAAGAACACCTGCTGCACATTCTCCGGGGCGTCCTCGAGATGGTTGGCCTGTCCGCCCCACACCAGGGCGTCTGTGACCATCTGCATCCCGTCTTCGCTGACAGTGCCCTCGCGGAACCCGATGGACGTCACCTTGTTCGGATAGCGGTCGGTAAAGCCCCATGGATGGAGCAGGTCCCGGAATGCCTCGAAGTGGAGCTTCTTGTCCGGGTCGATGTACCACACGAAGCCACCCTGCTGGACGCACCAGTCAGCCTGCTCGCGCCAGGTCTTGCCCTGATCCAGCAGGAGCGCACCATCAGGGTCCGAGACGTCGATCTTGGTGTTGATGACATGCGTAGTGAAGTCGAGTCCGGGCACCTCGTCCATGTAGTCGGCCATGCCCTGCTTGATGATGTGGCCCAGCTTCGTTGCGTTGGGCAGGCGAATGCGATGCAGGTAGTCCGAGGTGTCACGAATGACCCGCTTGTCCATCCAGATGTTGAAGTCAGTTGGGTTGAGCTGCCACTGGACGTCGTGGACCGCGTCGATGTCGGTCGAGTCGACGACCGGGAAGAAGTGGCCCTTGCCCTTGCCCAGGAGCACCCCGCCCCACATCGCAATGCCATCGACAATGACCTTGATCTCGTCGCCGGTCTGGAACTGCAACTCGCGGTTGGGGTCCTTGAGCACCAGCCTGCCAGTACCGGGCAGGCCGGTTCCGACAGTCTCGAAGTGCGACTGGGCGAAGGTGCAGTAGCGCGTGATGTCTTCGGTGTTGTTGAACAGGATCTGGATGGTCGAGGGCGAGGGCATTAGCTTTGTGGGGTCCTCCGCGTCAGTCCGCAGATGATGATGTCGGCACCATAGAGCGACTGGGCATAAGCCTTAAGCACGTCGGGCTGGAAGATCGCCGCCTGCTGCCCAAGCGGGTCGACGACCCAGAAGCTGTCGTCGGTGAGGATCTCATTGACATACAGCGCGTGCGCGTCCTGCCAGTTGGAGCGCCTGAACTCCTCTGGCAATGCTGACTCGCGGCCATGCAGGATTGCTCCGCGGCCATCCCGGATCTGGGCGACGAAGTAGTCCCAGTTCACTGCGCCAGGCGAGAGCAACACCTCGCTCCAACCAGCACTCCAAGCCGTCACGGCATCGGCGATGGTGGTTCCCAGTCGGTTCAGGCTATCGGCTCCGATGCGTCCGCTGTACAGCCGCATGTTCGGTGGTGTGCTACGTGGGGTCCCATTGGTAGGCGTGTAGTTACCGAGCGTGTGCCGATCGAGGGCCATAGCGGCTGCGGCCATGTTGCAGTTCTGCCCGTCCCATTGCGTCCCCCAGCCGAACTGGCATTGCGGGATAGGTCGGTAGATGTGGCCCGTGGGAGCCGGGTCAGGCAAGACCTCGACGTCAGCGGGATCAGGCGCGACATCCGTGCCTGTCGCGAGAATGTCCGCCCCATCGGTACTCGAACGAGAGACGCCTGATGGGTAGGCCATCAAGCACGCTCCGACAATCGGCACCCCGATCCCGTTGACCCGGTGTCTCCGCACCCCGAGGGCAGGGTTCAGGGCGCTGATGGCCGTGCCGTCGCCCATGTAGATGCCGATGTGGGTGACGCGCGGCCAGTTGTCCGAATAGCACACCAGATCGCCTCGTCGGGCGTAGTTGAAGTTGGTCGTGAACCGGTTCTGGTCGGCGAACCAGCGCGCGTAAGACGTCGCGCCTCGACGAGTTCCACCCATCAGCTCGCCGTAACCGGTTGCCTTGAAGACGTAGTAGATCAGGCCCGAGCAGTCGAACGTGTTCGGTCCTTCCGTGCCAAAGACATATGGCTTACCAAGCTGCGCGATGGTCATCGCAATGACTGCGCCCAGCGCAGAGTCGTTTATCACATCGCCGCCAGGCTCACCCGGCATGGGAGAGGTAGGGCTTGAGCCGTAGGCCACCCGGTAGGTCACGACCAGCGTGACCTCGCCTGCGAAGGTCTGATTAAGAGTGAAGACGCCCGCGGCGGGATCGGTCTCGGTGTACTCCACGCCGCGTGTCAGTTTGACGCCCTGGTATGAGATCTCGAGCGTGCCCGCGATGTACGGGAAGGTCGTGCGGAAGGTGTTGCCGTACCACACCGATCCACCGCTATCAGACCCAGTCCACTGCGAGCTAGCCCAGTCGTCCAGGCCACTAGTCGGCCATCCGACAACCTCCAACTCCCAGTTCGGACCGGTGACGAGATTGACCACGCCGGAGTTGCCCTCCCCGGAGCAGCGTGGTCCCCTTCCGCCACATCCATACGCGTTCCCCGAGTAGTACGGATCGCAATAGTAGGACGGAGGCCCGACGTGGGCACACTCCCAGCTTGGAGCCAACACGAACCATGGACTCGGGCCTTGGATGGTCCCGGGAGGGATCAGGATCGTCCCTGCGTTGGCGAAGTCAAAGCCTCGCTCGCCCGCCACACCGCCGTCGAGCGACATGATCCCTAGCTTCGTGCCTTCCCCGTAATGTACCTGGCCACTGGGCTCGACCGGGTCGACATTTGCATACCGCAAGGTGAGGCTGGGCGTGTAGCCAGAGAGGACCCCGGTCCCGGTTAGCCTCACCTCGATCGGGTAATGCTCGTTAATCTCAGCGAGCGTCTTGTAAACAGGATTACCCTGACTATCGAGACCGACCATGAAGAACTCGGACTGGAAAAGGGTCTTGAGCGGATACCACCGCTCGGACGTCTCCCAATACGTCCAACCTCCAGGCCCGAGGCCACAGTTGGTCTCATACCACGGTATACCAGCAGCGAACCCAAACTGGATGCCCACCGAGCTGTAGAGCCCTTTCCCTTGCCGCGTACCGGTCTCGCCCTTGGAAAGCGAGAGGGCGTTTAACAACCCGGTGAAAGAGCGGGCTGGGGCGTTGGTACTCAGAGTGGCGACGTCGCTAAAGGGTGGCCATTCCCCACCCGGGATGGGCGAGTAGAGCGTGAAGTAGTCGGTCCACTGGAACCCAGGTCTCGGGTCGAGTGGCGGCAGCGGGTCGCGATAGGCCCAGGGCGTGTCTGGGAAGTGCGACATGATCACCCGATAGCGAACGCTGTCTGGCGTCGGGAAGGTCATCTCCAGGCGCCGCACCGGATACACGTCATCCGAGTTCTCGCCAGGCTGGAAATCCTCGCGGTCGTAATCGGGCTCGCTGATCGGATCGAGCGTGGTCGAGGTCGTGACCTCTGCGTAGCCCAGCGGCATACAGGCGTGGTTGACATACTTGAGCGTCCCGCGACCCCAGGTCGACGCCTCGCGGCTGCCCACGCTGGCGCCAGAGCGCCACGCAGCCGCCACGCGCCGCGGGTCCTGGCCCTTGGTCTGGTACATCTTGCCCATGCGCCAGCGGACCACCGTGTCCTGGTTCTGCGGCGTCGCGGGCGGATACCAGTGCAATGGGTCGATATCACGCGATGCCACGCCAACCGACCGCGGCAGGCCCAGCGCCAATGGCCCCCAGACACGCCAGTTGCCAGGCATGACCTGCCAGCGACCGTAAGCCTTCGACCGCTTGTTCTGGCGCGTGTAGTTGTTGTTCGACTCGATCTTGCCGATGCTCACGAGGAGTCGCTCAAACTCGGTGTTCTTGTTGTAGTTGCCAGGCGTGTAGACGAGATCCGCCAGATCGAGCGTCAGGTCTCCGAAGTCCCAGGAGAACGAACGGAAGCCAACGCCCATGCCCACTCGTAGTCCGGGTTCGTAGATGACACAGTCGATCTGAACGGCGTCTTCCTTGTGGCCACGGTTGTGGCCAGGCGAGCCATTGACCAGCGTGTCAGCGCGGCGCTGAACAGACTGCTGGACATACATCGCTCGCTCAAAGCCACCGAACTGGAGCCGTCCATGCAAGCTGATCGAGTCTTCACTTTCAACACGAGCGAATACAGGGTTCGGGCTGCCCTGTCCTACGCCCCAGATCAGCGCATCGTTGAAGAGCTGCTGGCCGTCTTCCCAGATGGTCAGCTCGCGGTAACCGACCTCGCCATCCGCGGGCTGATCCGAGAGCGCGAATGGCGCAGTTTCTGTGGTGTCGTCGACGTAACGAAAGACGCGATCGGGGTCGATGTAGAACACCGCCCCGTTCTGAGACGAGATGCCCTGCATCGAGGTGCCCAGGGACTCGCCAGCAGACGCGGCCTTGATCGACACGTAAGGGTCTATCGCGCCGACCGCGGCGATCCCCGAGACCAGATCCAACCCATCCTCTTCGAGCGTCGTGAACCGGTCGAGGATGTCACGCACGACCACTTGGTCGATGGCGCCTGCCTGGTACGTGCCGAAGTCGAGGTTGACCGGGTTGTTCTTGTCGAGGTGGAAGCGGCGCGAGAAGAGGATGTTGCGGTCGTATCCCCTGAGCCGCGTCCAACTCGTCAAGCGGGCGACGTCTCGCGTGTCCTCAGCCGGGAACGACCACACGCGATCCTTCGACATGACCCAGCCATCCCACTGTCGGACGCCGTCTATGAATAGCTCCAGCGTCCCGCCTACTTGGAAGAAGCCAGGAGCGTAGACGTGTTCCTTGTCGCGGACCTTGATCTCGGCTTCGCCTGCATCTGGCCCAGCGCGGGAGGTGAAGCGTGCCTCGTCAAACTTGACGTCGGCGGTGATATCGACGCCTTCGTAGAGCACCTGAACGGCGACCATCAGTTGTTCACCAGCCCAACTGACACGGCCCTCCTGTTCATCACTTCCTCGACCCTGCGCGCAATCTTGTCGATGTCGCTCTCGTCGCGCACCACGGGGTTGTTGATGACGATCTGGACATTGCCGCCACCGCTACTGGCAGGCACCGAGGCACCAAGCATCGTCGCTCGCATCCAGGCAGCCTGATTGGCTGGGATGACCATCTCGCCCGCGTGGAGCATGGCCAGCTCATTGCCGGTCCGCCATGAGCCTGTCGCGTAGCCACCGCCAGCGTCGCCGCCACCGCGGTCTTCACCACCTGGGCCACCGTGCCACCAAGGCGGAACAGGCGCAGGTGGAGCAGGAACGTCAGACGGCAGGGTCATCTGCGAGAAGAACTGCGGGTACTTCGTCTGGATGGCGGCCAGGTTGGCGTCGATCGTCGAAGCGAACGTTTCCTGATAGGCGTTCATCTGGGTCTCGACGGACAGCGCGGCAGATATGACCGCGCTCTCGACCTCCTCCATCTCGGACTTGAATGAGTCCGCGAACCCTAGCCAGCCATTCTGCGCATCTTGCGCGGCGGTCACGGCAGCCTCGCCGCCAGTGACCTCGATGTTGACGTAGTGCCCCTGGAACATGGCAGGCAGGTCCTTGTTCAGGAAGTCATTCGCCTGACGGCCGAGCTGGATGTTCTCGATCGTGATGCCGCGCTCGAAAATGTCGACCGCCCGGTCATGCGCCTCTTGGCGCTCTCGAGCATGGCGCTCCGCGGCGTCAACGTAAGCCTGCTGCTCACCCGGCGTACGGCCAGGCACTTCGATCTGAGCCAGCGCCCGTTGGAAGTTGATGTCACGCTGCTCGATCTGGAAGGAGATGCGCTGCTGCTCGCGCGTGGCATTAAGTTGATCCCTCTGGAGACGGCCCAGTTCTGTGGCCTGGACGAGCCGATCCTCGAAGATCGCGTTGCCCTGGCTGTCGTAGTCGTTGATCAGGTGCACCGTGCGTGACTGCTCGCCCAGGAGGCCGACCATGTCGCCTGCCTGCCGGAGCGCGAGATCCTGCTGTCGTAGCCATTCGTCGTTGGCGAAGTTGGTCTGAATAGTCGCCGTGCGCTGCCTGATGGCGGCGATTTCCTGACCCAGCTCGCGCACGTGGCCGATCGCTTCCTGAGCCTCTGGCGAGAGCTTGGCCAGCCAGTCATAGCCTGGTTGCGCCAGCTCACGCGACATCTGCTGGTAACGCGCAACCTGACCGACGTAGGACGACATTGCCTGAGCGGTGTCGTTGACAACACCGGGCTGGGTGATGTTGGCGGTCGTCTGGGTCGGGACCAGGCCGGTCGACGGCGCAAGCTGTGGACGAGCGATGAGCTGCATCGCGAGCTGGGTTGGGATCAACTGCTCGCGCTGACGCTGAGCGTTGACGCTGATGCCTGCCAACTGGCCCGCGAGCTGCGGACGTATTGCCGCTTCCAGCGCGGCACGCGAGGGCAGCAGCCTGACGATCGCGTCGCCAACCATGTTGACGATGTCAGCGGTCGCGGCAGCGCCACCGGCCCCTACAACGGCGATGCCCTGTCTGGCTAGCTGCTCACCGGCCTGCTTGTTGCCAGCCTGCCTGAACGCCTCGATCGAGGCCGTAAGCTGCTCTTTCGTAGCACCGACTTGGAGCCTCGCCGCGTCGCCAACCGATCGGTAGATCCGATCGTTGAAGGTGTCGATCTGGCTTGCGAAGTTGTCCGCGCCCTCCTTCTGGACGCGATCCTGCTCTTCGAGGTTGCGGGACCAGTCATTGAAGAACCCGCCGACAAACGGCAGATTGCTTAAGGCACTCGCGCCTGACGCTATGCCCGCACGGACACGTGGGTCCCAGGTCGACGCGGTGCCCGGAGCGAACTTGTTTGCCAAGGTATCCATGACGTCGGGGCTGAGAAATGGCAGGCTTCCAAAGAGAGGCGCCGCCTGAATAGGCGACCCAGAGTAGCCGCCGCTTGCCAATGCGCCGCCGAGTTGCTCGAGCGCGCCTGGCGTCTGGCCGAGCCAGCCAAGTCCGCCACCCAGGAAGGCCAGCGGCCCATTTCCAAACCCGGTGCCGATACCGGGAACGACATTCGGATTGCCGTTCACCTGGGCACGCAGGTTGCTCTCCGCGCGCATCATGCCGATGACGGTCTGGAGGTTCTGTGCGCCCGCGAGCCGCGTAGCGAATGGACCGAGCAACGGGAACTGCTCGCCCGTTACACCCAGGCGAGCGTACTGAGCGGCTAGACCGGCCTGCGGCGCGCCAGGCACAGCCTGCGCTGCGACAGCCAACTCTGCCGACGCTTTTGCGAGCGCACCGTTCCAGCCCGTCAGCCGGTCGACGCCGTCGCTTGTCGCCTTGCCGAACAAGTCGAGGGCCAACTGGGCAGCGTGCATCGCCGCGGTAAAGCCGATCGTACCAACGACGATGCCGGTCAGGCCAAGAGCCTGCGCCTGGAGTCGGTTCGTACGGGTCGCCACCCCCCTGCGCTCGCCTTCAGGTATTGCTGCTGCGCGCTGTCGTATCTCAGCAATCCGTTGTTCCGCTTCAGCGCCGCTGATCTCGCCTTCCTGCTGCCTCTGGCGGACAAGCTTGATGGTCTTCTGCTCGCCCTCAGCACGAATACGTGCGTCAACGGCGCGTTGACGAGCGGCTTCCCCGAACGTGGCCGCCGCCGCGAGATGTTGAGCCTGCTCCTGCTCCAGGGGACGAAGCTCTTCAGGCTGAGCGCCTAAGGTACGAGCGAGTGAAAGCTGATCCCCCACTCGCGAAGCTCGCTCCTGACTGGCCCTTTGCTGCTCGGCAAACTGCTGAGCCTCAGCAGCGGCGCGATTGGCAATGCGGGAGCGGGCCAAGATACCGGCGCGACCGCCGAAGGCTGTCTGGAAGATCTGTCCAATGGACACCGACAAGGCACGCACAGGAGTCAGTTGGAGCTGCTCGGAGATACTCGAGCGAATGTCGCCAATCTCATCAAGCAGCGGCTCGATCGTCTCTCGCGCTTGAAGCTTCGCTTGGGCTGTCTGGAGCGGCGTCTGCCTCGTCGACCTAGCCGTGCCAAGAAGAGTCGGTTCGCCTTCCTCTGCGCTCTCCTGGACCTTCCTCGTTAACGTGTCGGCACGTGCTGTGCGAGCGTCGGCAACGACCGGGGTTGTGAACGCCGCGGGGAAGTTGACGACGTAGACGCGGGCGATCTCGCCGTAGCCCTTGACGACGCCGTGACGGCTCGCCTCAGCCTCGCTGATGACCCGACCCTTGGTGTTCTGGAACGTGCCGCGGAATGGATAGACGGGGCCGCCAGATGCACGCCCAGGAAGCTTGTGGTGCGGGATGATCTCGCCGTCTTCGGGCGGCGTGAAGATCTCTGGCCCGCGCAGTCCTACAGGACGATCGTGCTTGCCGCTCTTGGACTTGTACCACTCGACGCCGCGCTCGCCGGTCAGGTAGGCGCCCTTCCACCCGCCGCGCTTCTGCTCGAGGATCTGGTTGTACTGCTGACTGCGCGCCTCCATGCCAGGCTTGATTGCGCCGCTCGCATCAAGCGTGGCGGCTAGCAGTCGCTCAACGAGCCCGCCGCTCGCCTTGCGCTCCAATACGCCGTCCCACTTGCCATATGGATCGGCAGGGGGCCGCACAAGCGCGCGAATGTCCTTGTTGGTCCAGCCCTGGCGCCGCTTGCGGGCTTGCCAGAATGCGGAGCCTTCTTCGGTCTGCCCGCCCTCGGAGGCGTTCCTGTTTGACAGCGCCTCGATGTCAACGCCGCCCTTCGCGATGTGCTCGTAGAGCTTGCTGGCAATACCGCGCCGCCGATACTGCGGCTCCACGAACGGGAAGATGTCTTCCGGATCGCCGTAGGCGTTGTGAAACACCGACACGCTGCCCATCGTGTTGAAGGTCTCTGGACGCAGCGCGGCATAGATGTCGGAGTAGGTGCCGTAAGAGCCAGGCTTGCTGAACTTCTGGATCGGGAACCAGGGGAACTGTCCGGCACGCAGCTTGGACATACCCGGCCACAACTCGAGCTGCTTGACATCGCCGCCCTCAGCGAGCCCGGTGATCTTCGGCTTCCGTTTCTTCCGTTTGATGATGCGCTCGCGCCCAGGGCCGAACGTCGCCGGATTGAACGGAGCCAATGGACCTGGCCGCAGGCTCTCGTCGACCTCACCAGCGAACGGTGATGGCGTATTCGGGTCTCGGCGCGCACGCTTGGCGACTTCCTTGCTAAGTCTCTCGCGATCGCGCTTTGCGGCGTCCTTCGCCCGCTCGTCGGACTCACTGAGGACCGTCTTGACGCCGGTCTCAGGGTCTTCCTTGACGCGCAGCCTCCGGCCGCCCGTGGTGTAGATCTCCTTGATGCCCAGCTCGGCGTCGTCCTTCACGACGGTCGGCTTGAGCCGCTCCTGGAGATACCCGCCGCTGCGCTTGACCTCGTCTTCGATCTTCTCGACGTCGTCCTTGTCGGTATCGAACGCGGTCTTGGTGAACCCTAGACCCTTGTTGTAGCTCGTCACACCGAACGTGCGGCCAGTGACAGTCTTCTTCTTTAGGGCGACGTCAGGGTTGGCCAGGATGGACGCTTGGGATCGGATGGCGCTGCCGAACCCACCGAAGAGCTGAACGTCGGCGGGCTGCTTATTGAAAGCGGCGCTCTCGGGATCGAGCGCGCGTATGAGCTTTCGCTTGCCCCTCTTTACGCCGCTCTCTGCACCGAACCGCTCGAACGCTTCGCTAACTGCTGCGCGCGCCTTATCAGTCTGGCCAAGCAGTAGCGCCTGATAGGCGCCCGCGAGCTTGGCTCCAGAGGCACCGAAACGCGCGCCGAGAAGCTCTTCCATCTCGGAGATGTCGGGCGTCCCTGTCTTCGGGTCGCGCTTGACCGAGTTGATGGCTCGAGAGAAAGCCTGTGCGCGTTGCCAGGCCGGGTCGTTATGCCGAACGGCCGCTGCCTGTCGCTCCGCACGCCGTGCGAGTTGCTCGTGGAAGTCCCACATGATCTCGCGCCACTTGATCTCGTCTGGGCGCAACGGTGTCTGGGCGTTGGCAATCTCGTCTGGCGTGCCAGTAATGAAGTTCCCAGCACGCGAGCCGGTTCGCACACCGCGAGCTGGACGCTGGCGGGCGAAGGTGCCGCGGGCTCTCTCCGCCTCTGCGGCGGCGAACTCGTTCCAGGAAATGGGCTGCTCATGGCCGCCGCGCAGCTCGTCCATGCTGACACGCTGTTGAGTGCCAGCCGGAGTCGTTCGTGGCTGGCGTGCGGCTTGCCGTGCTGGACGCGCAGCAGCCTGCCCCGTTCTACGCGGGGCAGAGGCCAGTGGGGCAGGTTCTGTGAATGTCGGCGGGGGTGGGGATGTGGGCGGCGCAGTGGTAGCGGCAGCCGCGCCACCAGTGGAACGAGGCGCTCCGGTAGCGCCACGCGCACCGCGCTGCGCCCAGGCGGCCTTATTCGCCTCACGGCGTTCGGCCCGGGTCGACTGTGGGGCCGGTCCTGCGGCTGGCCCGGAAGGACCTGCTGCGCCGCCAGTGCCACCGCCCTGTGGACCACCCTTGCCTGAAACGCCTAGATCTGTCGGGGGCGGGCCATCCTTCCAATACCAGGTCAGCGGCACACGCACCGGGCTGCTGTTCCACATGGCTTCCATATCGCGGCGCGCCTGACGGATTGCGCCCGTAGTGACCTTGCGGAACTCGATTGGTGCGCGGATCGGTGACTGCTTGAACTCGTCGTCGATGGAACGGCGAAGCTGGGTGATCGACTGCTTAGTGACCGTGAACTTGGGCGTGATCGTGGTCGCAGCCTTGAGCTGTGCCTGGACCTTGTTCGCGATGTCCTTGGCTGCCTTCGCGACCTCGCCCGCGGGAACCTTGCCCAGAAGGGGCGTGACAGTTACGGCGCTGTCGCGCAGCTCACGTTTGATATCGGCACGCGCTTGCTTCGCCTGTTGCCGCAGGCCAGCCGTGTCAATGCCGAGACCTATTTTGATTGTCTGGATGGTGTCGTCAGCCATCAACCCATCTCGAACGGATCACGCTTACGCTTCGGAGGCGTGTTAGCGCGTATGAAGGCGTCTCTGAGAGCCCTATATGTGTGAAGCGGGAGCGCCGCGACCTCAGCGGGCCACTTGCCCAGGTCTTTCGCCAGGCGATAGACCAGGTCGGCCGCGGTTAGCCTTCCCCCTCCTCTTCAGGCTCGCCCTCCTCGATATCGGGAGCCTTCTCATCCTTGGCGCCGTCTTCAGGCTCCACGCCGTAGTTGACTTCCTGTGCGACGACTGTGAGCTTGTTCGCCAGGCGCATAGGCATTCCTGCCATGCCATCAGGCAGGCGCGGCGAGACACAGGTCTTGACGGTCATCAGCTTGCGCAAGAGCTGGTTGTCGACCATCTCATCGCCAGCGTCATTCTTGGATGTGGCGAGCTGGACCAGCTCGTCATAGGTCGAGACGTCAAGCTCGCGCAGCTTGTACTCCCGACCACGCAGACTGACGATCTTCTCAACGAACTCGTCAGAGTAGTCCCCAGCCTTCGGTGACTTAGGGGTCTTTACAGGCGACACAGAGTGACTCCCTCCATCGTGAGTGTGGTGCCATCGAGGTTGATGTTGGCCCCGCCGTCGATGCGGAACTCGGTCTGCTTGTTGATGCGGACCCGGATCTCACGCTTGGCGGCGTATTCCGAGTGGTTGAACAGATGGGGGTTGACATAAGACAAAGCGGCGCGGAGATCGTACGAGGGCTCCTTCGCCCCGTCGTCTCCACGCCGCTTTAGTGACCAGTTTGCGAACTGCCCTATGACAGTTCCTAACGCTGGAATACGAATGGAACCCTCTTTGCCAGCGATGCTGGTCAGGGTGATGGCGCCCATAGACCCTCCCGCACAGTGACTGGCGAGGAGAGTCTAGCGGTCTAGTAGACCGTCCAGTTGCCCGCTGCGCGGAAGTTGCCGCTCACGCGGACAGCATCCGTGTTGCTGGCATTGACCGCCGCATCGAACAGACCCGGGCCTGACGCCACGAGGACCGGCGATGAGCCGTCATCTGCGTACAGGTAGACGTCGATCGAGTCGGAGTCGGTCGCCATGACCAACAGGTCGCCCGAGGTGTCAAGCAGGCCCGCGAACGTGCCGCTGATGTCCTTCAGACCGACCAGATAGGTCTTGTTGGTGTCGCCGAACACCGTGGCGTCGACGTAGTCGCGATTGAGCGACAACGTCCACTCGTTCTTGACGGCTACCTTCGTGCCGCCGCCGCCCTTGGGGCCACCGAGGTAGATGGCGCCGTTCTTGCCGTGAAGCTTGGTGCCGCTGTTGGCCACTTCTATCTCCTATCAGAGGGGTTGGTCGGTCCAGATTTCGTACGTGGCGCCGACCTGGTAAATCTTCTTCCCCTCCTCGTCCACGTCAGGCGACACCGGAATGTCGTTGACGCGGCGGCAGATGAGGGCGGTTTGGTCCTCGACCGTCAACTGCGCTCCGTCGAGCGCGTCGGCCAGAGCTTGATCGAGGGTGTTGGCCTCGACCTCGTTGCGCGAGTAGACGAAGATGTCGAACGCGGACAGGGTCATCCTGTTGGTCCAGTCGTCCTCGTAAGGAGCGGCGATCTGGTTGTAAACCGCGAACGGATACTCGGTCTGCTCGGGGGCGAAACCGTTGAAGATCCCCTTGAGGGAGGAGTAGGCGGATGCTGCTCGCACCGCCTGTACAACGGCTCGCCGAATGGTGGCTGACGTCTTTGGCATTACCGACCCCTCAGTGCCCCAGACACTCGCTGAACGAGCACCTTGCGGCTCTCGTACAACGCCGGTCTCAGAAACGGTTGCGCCCTGTTATGACGCGTCCCGAACTCCTGGAACCGGGCGTAGTACGCCTCGGCGCCTCCTGCTTGAACGTAGCCCATGACCCCCCTTTCGGTAGGGGCTGGCTTTACGATTACGATGGACCCCCTCAATCGACCGCCGACCCGCTCCTCCTCGCCCCTTCCGGACTTGAAGTTCGCGCGCCCACTTTCGACCTCGTAGCGCCCACGTGACGTGAGCAATCGCTCGGCGTAAGCGGTCGGAACCACCGCCCGCCCGTGTCGGTCAGTCGTGACCTCTGGAACATGGATCTTGACCTGCCCGCCTCTGACCCTCGATGCGTATGCGACCGGCACAAGCTTGCCATTGCGGACCTGTCGAAAGTCGCCTGTGACGTGTTCGCCCAGCATGTCGCCAGGCGCGATCGGGTAGAGACTGTTGCTGTGGCCGTACCGCTGGCCGTGCGGGATGGCATCCTGGATGCGCTGATTGAGGTGGAACGCCTCGAGGCTTCCCTGTGGGTTGCCGTACTTGTCAAGCTTGGGCTTCTGGGCGGCAGGCACGCTGCCCTTGGGAATGACGAAACGCTTGTTCGGCGCCTGGGCTAGCCGGAAGCGTCGGTAGTCGATCTTGTTGAAGCCGAGCATCTGGTATGCCCGCATAACCTGGGCGCTCGACCCACCTGCGGTGCGCAAGCCGGGTATTGCTCTGCCTCTTCGGGTCCGCGCAAAGATCGCTCGCACAGGCGCGTACTTTCGCGCCCGATCGTGAGCGAACCTGAGAGCCTCGTCGAGCCCCCTTACAGCGCGCGTCTCGATCTCTGCGATCGTCCGATCAAGCGCGTTGTCGAACTCATCCGGCACGCTCGTACCCTCGCAGGTAAGCGATGGTCCACTCGGGCCAGGACTGCTCGTTGGTCGCGTCAGTGACGAGGAACTCCTCGTCGCCGATCTTGACCCGATCCTCTGACAGAATGCGTGTCCCGACCGGCACTCGCAGGACGTGCGTGGCGATCGTCTGGATCTGACCTGATCCGACGTCGATGCGCTCGGTTGGCTTGGTCACCAGCCAGCCCATGACCACCGTCGCCTCGCTCTCGGTCGAGTAGATGACGTCCTCGTCACCATACGGATTAGCCGGGTCCTTGGCCTGGGGGGTCTTGTGGTAGATCTCGACGCGCTGGTTCATGCCCTGCTCGCCGATCTTCTGGATGCCTCGAAGCTGGCTGAGCGTCAGGAGTTGACTCATCGGACTGAGATGAACCTCCACGGCTCCAGGTGCACTATCGCGTCAGGGGGGATGTGCATCGTCGCGTCGCGCTGAACACTGCTGAGGTCTCGGCCGCGGTCGATCGTGATCTCGCCCACGCGCAGGGTGCGCACGTTGCCCATGCCCTTATCGTGAAGCTGCTTCTCAGTGATCATGTCGTGAGCGATCAGCCCTGTGGCCATCGCAATGTCCTGGGGCAGCGTGTAGCCGTAGCTCGCGCTTACGACCACGTCAGCCGCCTGGGCACTATTGAAGGTGATCGTGCCCTCCGTGCGATCGACTGTGTAGTCGCCGGGGTTTGCGGCGGCACCATTGACCGCGACGGTCACGTCTGAGTCGTCCCAGAACTGGTTCACCGCCCGATAGGTCCGAGCGTCCGTTGGCTCGAGAACTTCGTCCACCGCGGCCAGCTCATAGCCGTAGGTGTAGCTGACCTTCGCGAGTGGAGTCTGGAGCCCCAGGTTGGGCAAGACAAAGGCGCCGAACGGAGTAGAGCTAGTGAGCGCGAAGGACACGATCTCGATCGCGCCGATGGTCTTGTTGACGAACAGCTCTGACGCGTCGAAGTCGGTGTACTGCGTGTTGGTGACGTAGATCCGTAGCGCCGACACTGCCTTGATCGGGCGATGCCGCAGGAACACCCGGCGCTGGGCCGGAGTCAGCGCGTCGCCAGCGGACCAGTCGTGCTCCTCGTCGACGATCGAACCGCCGCGGAAGGAGTACGGCTGGGGTAGCTTCGGCACGTTGCAGAACGCGTCCACCCGAGCAGATGCCGAAACCAGGATGCTCTTGATCTGCGCACTGCTGAGGTTCTCGAGATCATCGTCGCCCACGAACCCGAGCACGCGCAGACGCTCTTCTGTGAGGTAAGGGGTCACGATGTGCTCCAGAGAGGCAGGGGCGGGATCGCCATCACACGATCCCGCCCCCGAAGGAGAGGACTATCGACTATCTCACGCGACCTTGACGCGAACCTTGTTCGACGCCATCGGGGCCTTCACCGCCAGGCCCATCATCACGAAGATGATGAACAGGTGGGTGAGCTGACCGCTGACACCGATCGGGATGTCAAGGACCGTTGGCCCGGGCGAACCCAGGTACGGCAGCGAAATCGAGCCCTCGTCGACGAGGTAGATGTCGCTGACCGTGTTCCCGGAATACTCCGAGCTGGTATAGCTGCCGATGGAGTCACCCGCAACCGGGAAGAGCGGCAGCTCGCCAAAGACCGTGTTGATCGCATTGGCGTTGACGCCGACCGCGACATTGACACGGTTGTTGACGTAGCGGACGTTCTTGTCCTGCTGCTCGTCGATGAACTCCTTCGACACCGGGCTGAGGTATGCGACCACCGGGCCGTTGCCCGAAATGATCTGCATGATCTCGACCGATGCCGCGTTGACCGCAGCGCGAACATCCTCTGGCGTTGCGTTCGTCGGATCGACGTTCTTAGCGCGAGAGGTGTTGAGGATCGAGCGCAGCCCGGTGAACCCATCGGGGTCGTACAGGCCAAGCTCGTTGTTCGCGTCGCCGCCTGAGTCGGCCGCGTTGCCCGAGAAGATCGTCTTCTGCATCCGGGCTGCGATCGACCGCAGGCCACCCTGGATCTCGAGCTGCTCGGGGTTGAAACCCGAACCACTCTGGATCGTGGCGAACTGGGACTTCAGGCTGATGCCGCGCCGAGTGGCGAGGATCGCCACGTTCGTCGTCTGACGAACGTAGGTCGAGCGATCGTCCGTCACGGTCCCCAGCTCGCCCATGAACTGGGCATCACCAAAGCTGGTGATCTGCTGGAACGTGTGCACCAGGCCGTTCGCGGGTTCCTTCGGGAACCGCTCGAAGGCCGGGAACTGACGGATGTATAGCTCGTACAGGATCGGCTCGAGATCCTGCCGGATCAGGGCCGCGCCCGTGCCTGAGTCCAGGAGCTTCTGAACCTCGGGGTTCAGTTCCTGGGCCTGGAGCTGGCTCCAGCCCTGCTGAAGCGGCGCCCCGCCCATGGCCATCCAGGCGTCGAAAGGAACGCCAGTGTCGCGCTTGCGGGCCTGCTCGCCAAAGATGGCATACAGCTCCTGCGTCGACAACTGGCGCAGCTCTCGGCGCATCGCGAGCAACTCGCTCTGCGTCAGGAACGGCGACCGGGAGGGGGCCGAGATTGCCTGGTCCGTGATGCCTGCCGACGCGCTGGGCGCGACGGGCGGGCTTACCGGACGAGGGGTGTTGCCGAGTGCCTCCAGGGAACCCCGGATGCGCTCGAGCGTCTCCAGGGCCGCGTGAGCGGTCTCCTGGACGTTCTCGTCACCCATTGTCGTGATTGCTCCTCATTAGCTTCAGGATCTCCGGCCCATAGAGCCGCTCGAGTCCGGACAGTTCGTCCTTCGCTTCGCGGACCACGGCCTTGCGACCCACTGGCATGTTGGCCAGTTTCTCGATGATCTGACTCGTCGACGTGATGACCTGGTTGGCCACCTCGGCAACTTCGTCCCGCTCGCGACGCGCTGCGTCCCGCTCCTCGATTACCTGGTCGAGCTGACGCCGCATCTCCACCAGCGCCGCGGCGGTTGCCTCGAACGAGTCGAGGGTCTCCGTCAGCGTGGAGGCGAGCGATACGTCACTCGGATCGGCCGAGTCGTTGACGTCGTCGTCGGGCTCTATGTCAGGGTCGCTCTCTGAAGCTCCCTGCGAGCCATCCGATCCCCCGTTGCCGGGGTCATCGGTGTCAATGGTGATGACCTGGATCTTGGCGTCCTGCACTTCAGGCTCGCCCTCACCAGGGGTCTCGGTGGGCTCTTCCTCGTCAGGATCATCCTGATGGGGATCAGGCTCATCGAGAGGTGGCGCGTCGTCTTCGGCCTTGGTCTCAATCGACGTCGTGCCGTTGGCGATGTTGATCTGGGTCTGGTCGAGCTTGCCCTCGATGACGTAGCGATCGCCGTCGAGCGTCAGCGTGGGCGAACCAAGCTGCGTTGTCTGCGCGCTCTTGAGCGCCTTGATGGCGTTCTGGACCCAGCTCCGTGGGTTGGCTGGAATACCGACGATGCTCGTCTCGAGCAGGTCGATGTGGTTGAAGATGTAGGTGCCCTTCTTCTTGTCGCGAGTGGCGCCCCCCTCGGGGATCATCGCGCCAATCGAGAGGCCGAGCTTCGTGCCCTTCTCGATAGCGTTGAACGCATCCACCGCGCGCGGGTTGGCGTCGTTGACGACGACATCGAAGTCGAGATCCCAGATCGGGCTGTTGTCGTTGTCGTAGCCGCGCTCGATCGCGACCGCTCGCTCAACTGAGCCTGCGACATCCTCTGGGACGTTGTAGCTGTGGTTGAGGAAGATCGTAAGGTTCTCGTTGGCGGCGCGCTCCATGTCCTCGATCGCCGTCTTGGTCATCACGTCGCCATGACGATCCTTGACAGTCGAGCTGGCAACGCCGCGTAGGCGCATCTTTCCGTCTACGTCGCGAGTCGCGCGCAGGAGCCCTGAGAAGATCTTGAAGTTGATCGGTTGCTGGATGACCTCGAGGTCAGCCTGTGGGTCCACTTTGGTCCTCCGTTTCTACGGGTCGGTGGTACTTCATCAGGTTCCGCCTATACGCGCGGGCGATGTCCACCTCCGCTTCAGTCAGAGGGCTTAGACGTCCTCGGCTGTCGCGTATCGCTGGTCGTGTGGTTTGCCATGCACGAAACTGAAGCGCAAGCAGCGCCTCCTCATGTTTGACCGTCAAGAACGGCAACATCAGGGTGAGCGCATTAGCAGCCTTGCCCGCGAGGACGTACCACTCCCAGATGGGTCGTCGCCCCAGTGGCGAGATCTTGGCGCTGTGGTACCGCCCACCGAAGAGCCCAACGAGACGATCAAGCGCAGGTGTCGACGTTTGTGGAAGGCGAAGGAGAAGCTGGTAGCTACGAAACCTCGGTTCTCCCTGATCGTGGCGCCGACCGCCTCTCAGAGTGCGCTCTGCGATCGCGATCGTCCCCTCGCCATCGAAGAACCCGGCAGCCCATGCAACATCAGTCGGCGACGGCATCCTGAGTCCCGACAGCTAGCGCCTCGATGTATTCATTGAACCGGGCGGCTGCAAAATCCCACGTGAACTGCTTGACGTGCTTGCGTCCCGCCTCGCCCAGGTCACGTCGTAAGCCTGCCGATAAGTAGGCCCGCTCGATCGCTTCGCTGAAGGCGTCGATGTCAGCCAGCCAGACGTCTTCGCCTGATGGCACGGTGAGTAGCCGCTGAGGCTCCAGCAGGATGCCACCCGGCCCGACGACCTCTGGGATCGCCGATACGTTCTGTGCGATTACCGGCACGCCGCAGGCCAGCGCCTCGGCGAGCGTCAGTCCGAACCCCTCGCCGCGAGATGTGCTCACGAACAGGTCGGCTGCGTTGTAGAGGGCGTTCAGGTCCTGCTGCGGCCAGCCCTCGAATGTGTTGTG